TAACCAGGAAGAAAAACAGAAGGCCTATGACACGAAGGCTGATTTATACAAGAATCTGGCTAATTCATACGGAAACGACTTGACAAACTACAGCAACGGACTTTCCGACTACTACTCTAATTTGATTGACTCCAGCAACGCATACACGCAGGGACTAATCGACCTGAACACGGCAGCGGCAAATGTCAAGGCGCAGCAAAAAGGTGTAATGGATAACTTGGGAAACATTGGCGGACTTATCGGCGGCATTGCTGCTTTGGCTGCAATATAAGGGGGGGGGTATAGATGGCTATGAACATAAATTGGCGATTCTCCATTCCTGAAGTAAGGGTAAAGCAGAACAATCTGGGCGAAGGTCTCGCCGGTCTCGGACAAGGTCTCCAGACGGCTGCGAATGCGATGATAGCGAGCAACCAGAGAAAGATAGCGGAAGAAGACAGGCAGAGACGAATTGCTGAAGAAGAACGCTTGAAGGCAATCGACGAAGAAATGGCCCAACTCATGGAACAGCAGGCAAATGCACCTAAGCAGATTGAATCCATGACGAACGAAAAGAACCAGAAGTTGCTTGCCTTGACAAACGAGGAAAACAGCTTGAAGCAGCAACTACAGGGACTAAGACAGAGACTGGAACAGGTCCAAAGCCAAACTTTCCAGGCTCCGGCAGTAAACAGCGTTCAGCCACAGGACTACACAAACGAGGGGGTAAACGATGGGAGCTTATAATTGGAACAACCCGGGCGAATCATACGCATTGGCACAGGAACAGGCCGCGTTTGCCCAGAATCAACATCAAGAAATCTCACAGATTCAGGCACAAATCGACCAGATTGAAAGCCGTCTCGCGCAAATTAGCGAAGAAAAGAAAAGGATTGAATCCGATTTCGTCACAGGCAAAGAACGCTTCGACCAGTCCACCAAAAATCTGGAAAATAAGATGGCTGCGCTAATGGCAAGACGAGGTGACCAGGGCAATTTCTGGAAATGGAAACGACAAACGGACAATTACGGTCAAGAAACCGAATCCTACAACGATTTACAGAGAATCGAGCTCATGAACGAAGCCAACAACAAGGTAAACGAAGCCATGAAGAATCTTTCTTCCGCTTCGGGCGAACTAAATACGCAGATTGCAATGGACGCTCTCAAACAGGCCATAAGCTCTCGTGACGCATTGAGAAAGAAGCTCGGCATGCCTGGCGACAATTCCGACATCCAGACGATGGTAGAAAAGGACAAGGCAGACAAGGCAAAACAGAAAGAGACCGAAGAAGTCATTTCTGGCTACAAAAACCAGGCAAGATTCTTGGCAAACGACAAGCAGATAGAAATCAAACGCAAGCAGATAATGGAAGACGAAAGGCTTTCTCAGACTCAGAAAGACCAGTTGCTTAGTATGCCTGAATTCAAGACCCAGGTCGAAAAGAACAGGGATGCAGTAAGGGGCGTTATTGCGAACAAATCGGGCGAAAAAACCGCCAAGACAATCGACGCAGACAAATTGACCCTTGACCAGTTCTCGGGCAAGCTAGCAAAGGGCGAAGCTCTCACACAGGAAGAAGAAACCGCCTTGGCTAAAAAGAAAGCCGACATTCTGGCAAAATACGAACAGTACACGAAAACGAACGGAAGCAGAAGAAAGACGTTCTGGAAGAAATGGGGCAACATCTTCCAGAAATTCGGATTGGAGGAGTAGAACATGGCACAATTCAGTAAGGCTAAATTACAGGAAGAACTAGAAAACCAGTTATCGGCAAACGCCGACGAAAAGCCGACCACAAGGGATGTGGCCATTTTCGGACTTCTCGACAAAATCGATGAACTGAAAAACGACCAGGCGATAAAAGAGTATTTCAGGGTGAATAATGCCATGATTTCAAAACTGATTGAACGTGACGAAATGCCTAACTTGTCGCAGATTCTCCATACAGAACCCGATTGGGGCAAAGAAAAAGCCCTTGACCTAAAGAAAATGCTTGGAGAACATGCAATAGACAAATGGGAGCAAGTTCCATGGGACGATATTGTCTATGCAGCCAAACAGATTGACATGGACCCAATGACGCTTTATAAGGAGTTGGCAAGTCAGGGACAGCAAGAAACACGTCGCAAGATTGCCCATGGCGAAGATTTGGGCGGCTGGTTTGATTCGCCGGAGTCGTTCGCCCATAACTTGGGCGGCGCTGCACTCACTATTTTGTCCCCGAGAGTCCAAGAAGCGATAGAACGCGGTGAAGACCCTGAACTGAAAGACTATGCGGTTGACGCAATCCAGAATGCGCTATACACTGGCGTAAAGGTTCCCGGCTCGGGCAAATTGCTTTCGCTTATCGGTGGCAAGGCTCCGAAGGTTGCAAATTCTGCGGCTTCAAAGGTCATCGGCGGAACGGTCAGCAACGCGAGAAACCCGATTGTCATGGAGTTTATCGACGATGCTGTCTATGACGATGAAAACAACCCGAGGTCAGAAGCGAAAATTTCGGACATGATTGTAGGAACTGGAATGAATGCGACCGCACCAATCCTAACGAAAATCGCAGGCATGAAGCTTGCCCGAATGGACCAGGGCATGGGCAAAAGAGACCGTTCCATAGGCACAATGCTTGAAAACTGGGGTGAAGGCCAGACACCCAGGGAAATCGCGGACAAGGTTCAGCAAGACTGGCTAAAAGGTAAAAGCGACAAGTTCGTGGAAAACATGCTACCTGGAACGCTTACCCAGCAAGAATGGAAAGCACTTACAGGCCCCGACAAGATAACGACATTACAGGACAAGATTCTGCATGGTATATCGTCACAGCCTGGGAAGAATTTCAGGGAAAAACTAGCCAAGTATAAAAACACCTTGTCGGATGCCGAAAAGAAAGAGCTCTCCAAGGTTTTCCCAAACGAAAAAGAGCTTGTCGAACTCTACAGAAAGACAGACTATCCTTTGTCGGAAGGTGCGAAGTCACGAACAAGGCTTGACCTAGAAAACGGTTCTTCCAACTTTATCGTGAACGAACTAGGCGACAACGCATATTCCGATGAAAATTCCAGAATTGGCATGATGATTCCGTTTGTCCGTGAAGCATTGGAAAACCTGGAAGAAAAACAGGCCGAAGACGAATACGAACGAAACAAGCGCAAGGCCTACGAACTATACAGCATAAAGAGTTTATTGGGGGAATAAATGAGGTCGATTAGAGACATGCTTTCTGAAAACGGACGACTTAGTTCAAAAGGCCATAGGGCTCACCATAGATGGCGCTTTGTCGCAAATCCTGACTGTTGCGAAAAGTGCCGTGAGATGAACGGACAGGTAGCCTATGGACCGAAGCCTGTCTGGTATGGTCACGCACAAGACAGAGAAGGAAGATATAACTGTAGGTGTAGATGGGTTAGAGATTATTAGTAGTTATATGACTTATATGTAGTAAGTCATAATGATATATACAATAGTGGACACGAGTTCTCGAACCATAAATAAAACGTGGCAAGTGCCGAAGAATTATGGCCTGCCCGAGGGGATTTATGATAGAGAACATCGAAGGCTTACTGGAAGATTACAAGAAGTTCCAGAAACGAAGCCATGACTACTACAAGGACTTCTACGAACGAATTAGGGACGACAGGGACTTTCTTTCAGGAAAGCACTTTGACGAGACCGACGACAAACGTTTCGGCAAGAGCCGATTGAAAGGCCAGATAGACATAGTATCGAATACTATCAGGGCCATCGCCAACCAATACAGCACAAGCCCTTATACCTGGGTCACTTCGGACGAAGCAGTAAACAACCTTGCTTCGAATTTTCTGAACGAAACGAACATCAAATCGAACCTTGCACAGGGTCTCAGAAATGCAGTCGGTTTTGGCCTTGGCTATATCGTATTGACTACGGAAGAAGACAGAAACGGAAATGTAGTTCCAACGCTTTATTCCGTTCCGAAAGTCACGAATGTTTTTTATGATCCAGATTCCGCACAAATCGACGGTTCGGATGCTTGCAAGTGCATAATAGTCGATATAAAGTCCAAGGACTACATACGAAGCACATACGGCGACGAATTTGTCACGGAAAAGAACAAGAAACCCCTTTTCGATATTGACGACGAATATGGTGAGGACGAAATGCCGGTCATTACCTACTACGTCAAGGGTAAAGGGATCGTCACCATCTACAAACTCTTGAATTCGGGTTTATTGGAAGAACCTGTTGAACTCATGCTTGACAGGTTGCCAGTAATACCGATTTATGGCGAAGAAATCTTCATCGATGACAAACTATCCTACAGGGGTATCGTTCGCCAAGTAAAGCCTATCCAGAAACTCATAGACTACACCTATTCACAACTTTGCGAGAGACTGGCCAAGAGTCCTAAAAACGCATGGATTGGCACCAAAGAAGCCCTTGAAGGTTACGAAGACTATTACAAGAACTTCGACAAATCAGTCAATCCGTTGCTCATTTTCAACAAGTACGACAGCGCAAAGAAAGAGAACCAACCGCCACAACGTCAGGACATGACGATCCAATATGCGGATTTGACGACGGTCTTGCAGAATTCTCTCGGACTCATGCAAAATATCACCGGTGTTTCAAGCGTCGGAATTCCGGACCAGAAAGGCGAAATCACGGCGACGGAAGCGCTGATAAGCGCGAAATCCTACTCGAACAATATACGCAATTTCTTTGACAATCTAAAGGAGTCCTTCAAGTCTGCCGGATTCGTGTTTCTACAACTTCTGGGCCTCGATTTGGATGTGAGAGTAGAACAGGGTCCCGAAGACCAAATGACTCGCC